CCGCCGTATATACAGCGGCCAAGGACAAGCTGCTGACCGTGGGCGGCACCGTCAAGCTGGTCATTATGGCCTCTAACAATGCGGCCCCGTCCAGCGCCCTGCTGGAGGAGGTCCAGACGGCGGTGGACCCGGTGCAGAACGCCGGGGAGGGCCTGGGGCTGGCCCCCATCGGTCATGTGGTCAATGTGACCGGCGTGGAGGAGGAGCCCGTCAACATCACCCTCAACCTGACCTACGCCTCCGGCTGGAGCTGGGAGGCGGTGCGGAGCTATGTGGAGGCCGTCATTGACAGCTATTTTGAGGAGCTGGCCAGCGCCTGGTCCGGCTCTGATTATTTGACGGTCCGCATCTCTCAAATTGAAAGCCGCATCCTGTCCGAGTGCTCCGCAATGGTCACCGACATCGGCGGCACCCAGATCAACGGCAAGGAGGCCAACCTGGTGCTGGGTGCGGACAGCATCCCGGTGAGGGGGGCTATTGATGGATAGAAAGCTCATCAACTACCTGCCCCCGGTGCTGCGGGAGGTGCTGGACTTTAAGGCCATCAATGGAGCCTGTGAGCCGGAAATCTCCGGGGCCTGGGATGCCCTGAGCCGGGTGCTGGCCAACCAATTCCTTGACACCGCCGATGAGAGCGGCGTGAGGGTGTGGGAGAAAGAGCTGCAAATCTACCCCAAGGACACAGACACTATGGAGGTCCGCAAGGCCCGTATCAGGGCCCTGTGGAATATGGAGCTGCCCTACACCGTCCCCTGGCTCAAAAACTGGCTCACAAGCATCTGCGGCCCCCAGGGGCATGAAGAAACCATAGCGGACTACACCATCAACATCCAGCTTGACTACACCGTGCTGCCGGACGCTGACAACCTGGCCGCTGAAATTCTGAGTATGCTGCTCAAGGTCCGGCCCAGCAATATGCGGGTGCTCATGACCGCTTTCCTGCAATCGTATGGCACCATTTCCACGGGTGCCTGTGCGGAGCTGTCCACCTACACGGAGGTATGGCCCCTCATTGTCAACAACCTGGAGAGCAGCGCTGAGGTGGCCGTTGAGGCCGCTGTGGAAACCTCCAACCACACCGATGTGTGGCCTATCATCATCAACAGCCTTGAGAGCTCCGGCGGGTCCGTCCTTGCTGGTGTTCTTGAGTATCACAGAACTGTTGAAATCAACCCAAACGAACAGGAGGAGTAAAAAATGCCTGAAACCACCCAGTCCTACGGGACAATCATCACCACGGCGGGCGCTGCTGTCATCACAGATTGCATCCTCAACGGCAAAATGCTGGTGATCGCACAGGCCGCCGCTGGTGACGGCGGTGGCGCATATTATATGCCCACCGTTGACCAGACGGCGCTCAAAAATGAGACATGGAGGGGTGCCATCGCTGACGCTGAGGTCAACAGCACGGTGCCCAATATGTTTGATGTCAAGATCGTCATTGATGACGATGTGGGCGGCTTTATCATCCGTGAAATGGGCCTCTACACAGAGGACGGCGTGCTGGTGGCTATCTGCAACACTCCGGACACGGAAAAGGTGGCCATCTCCGGCGGCGTGTCCGGCAAGCTCACAATGGTCATGCACATCCTGGTGGCGGACACCAGCGTGGTCAACTTCACCATCACCCCGTCCCTGGACACCGTGAGCAAGGAGGACCTGGACGCTGCCATCTCTGAGCACAACGGGGACCCCAACAGCCACTATGACATCCGCCAGCTTGCATTGAACTCTATGCAGCAAGGGGATGCCTACACCAAGGATGAGAGTGACCAGGCCATCTCTGAGGCCATCGCTGCCCACAACAGCAGCTCCACGGCCCACCCCGCCCTCCAGGTCAACATGACCTCCCTGGAAAGCCGCATCAAGACCCTGGAGCTGAAATTTGGCACCAGCGTGACCGGCAGCGGCTTTGAAATCACTTTCACGGACCTGTCCCAGCTTGTGGTCACCGGCGTGTGGAATGTGGAGTTTGCAAGAGTAGAATTTTGACCCTGAGCGGAGGTGATAGAAATGCGGAGAGGCACAAACCCGGTTTTAACATTCACGCTGCCGGAGCCGGTCACCATCGCTGTCCTGTTTATCACATTCCAGCAGGACGGTCAAACCATCCTGGAAAAGGACCTCAGCGCTGTCACCTATGACACGGACAGCGGCACCATCACGCTGCCGCTGTCCCAGGAGGACACGCTCCGCTTTAAGGAGCATGAGCCTGTCTGGGTGCAGCTCCGCTTGCGGGACAACCTGGACAACGCTGTTGCCAGTGAGCCCATGCGTGTGGATGTGGGGGAAATCTTCAAGGATGGGGTGATCTAATGGCCTATGCAGTCCAGTTTGATACCCAGGCCACGACGATGGAGGTCAAGCTCTCCACCGGCGGCACCATGCAAGCCAGCTTTGGCTCCGTCCAGTATGTGAACACCGGCAAGTCCGGGCTTGACGGCACGACATTTTACCCCGCAGTCTCTGAGGACTGCACCCTGAGCTGGACCAATGACGGCGGGAAAGAGAACCCCGCCCCGGTCAACATCAAGGGCGCAAAAGGAGATCAGGGAGAGCCCGGAAAAGATGGGGCCTTTATCCCCATCACCAACCTGGAATTAGAAGAATTACTAAAATAGGAGGATGAAACACTATGGCAAGCAACTTTAATAAGGGCCTTGACGAAAATGGCGTGCTGTACCTGTGGAGCAAGGTAAAAAACTTTGTGTCTCAGGCCATCGCCAATATCAGCATCCCCAGCAAGACCAGCGACCTGACCAACGACAGCGGCTACATCACCAAGAGTGATGTGCCGGACGGCGCTGCCGCCAGTACGGTGACCCCCAAAATGGACGGCACCGCTGCCCTGGGCACGGACAGCGGCTTTGCCCGTGGTGACCATGTGCACCCCTCTGACACCAGCAAGGTGGACAAGGAGGACGGCAAGGGCCTGAGCACCAACGACTACACCACCACGGAGAAAGAAAAGCTCAAGGGCATTGATGAGGGTGCCAACAAGTACACCCTGCCGGATGCCACGACCACCACAAAGGGCGGCGTGACGCTCTCTACCTCCACCAGCGACAGCAGCACCACCAAGGCCGCCACGCCCAGCGCCGTCAAGGCTGCCTATGACCTGGCAAACGGCAAGCAGAGCCCCGCCACCTCCCTGGCTGGGTACGGCATCAAGGATGCCTACACCAAGGATGAGGTGGACGGCCTTGTGTCCAGCGCCCTGCATTATAAGGGCTCCAAGGACACCTATGCAGACCTGCCCACCAGCGGCAACACCGTGGGTGATGTGTGGAATGTGGCCGCCGCTGACAGCACCCACGGGGTCAACGCCGGGGACAATGTGGCCTGGAACGGCACGGACTGGGATGTCCTGGCGGGCACCGTGGACCTGTCTGGCTATATGCTCAAGACGGACATCACGGCCATCACCAATGCGGAGCTGGACACCATCTGTGTGTAAGGAGGGGTGACCTATGGACAAAGGCCTGGACAAAAATGGGACCTCCTATTTCTGGTCTAAGGTCAAGGGCCTTTTCTCCCCTCTGAGCAGCCGGGTGACCACCGTGGAGAGCAAGGCCACAGACCTGACCACGGACCTGGCCACCCTGACCTCCCGTGTTGATACCCTGTATTTGAAATATCACACCGACATCACCGGCAACAGCTTCAATGTGTCCTTTAAGGACTTGAGCGGCGTGACGGTGACCGGCGGTGTGTACAACCAGACGGAGGCGAGGATTGAGTTTTAATGCCTAATTATGACATCATCCCTATGGCCAATGACCTGCTGGACTACACCATCCAGCGGGTCAAGACCAAAGACCCGGAATACAAGAAAGTGAAAGCCTACATCATGGAGAATGGCCAGCTTGTGGAAACCGTCCTCTATGAAAAGCTCAAGGATGACGGCAAGCCCCACTTTCCAAAATCACAGACTTTCCACCTGTGCAAGCGCCTGGAGGACTGTGCCGCAGACATCGTGGAAATGTGCATCTCCGCAGATGGCCGGTATTTTGAAACTGAGTATGAGGACAGGCTGAAAGACCTGGACCGGGTGCTGGTCCTGTGCGACACAATGAACCAGCATATCAACCTGAGTTTCAAAAGAAAGTACATCACAGGAGATCAATGCCACTACTGGGCGGAGCTTGTCCGCCCGGTGAGGCAAAAGGCATTTTCCTGGCGGCGTAATGATGCCAACCGTGCTGCGGCCCTCCGGGAGGCCAAAGCGGCACGGGAACTGGCACAGATGGGTGAGATGGCCCGGCAAATAGCGGAGGCCTTGCGTAACCCATAAGCGGATATACCAGCCAAAGGCTGTTATATTTGGGTGTGACCTATTTTTCTCAGCTTTCCCCGAACACGAACAACACCAACAACGCCTGGTACTTGAATACTAATGGCAATTTCAACAACAACAACTGCTCCAACACCAACGGGTCCCGCCCCGCTCTGATGGTAAGGTCCGACAGAGTAGGCCCAAAGCCGAAAACAGTACCGTCCATCACATCAAAGGAGGTCACATCCAGCCCCTCATGAGGGGCAAATACATTGTGCCGATGCCACCCGCCTGGCCAGACTGGGCGGGGTGCTGCCGGTCCTGTTGCTGTGACACCGGGACGGCACACAAGGAGAGGGCGGCCAGCCACACACGAAACAGGAGGCCTCCCGTTTGAGATTTTCCGAAATTTGTACTTTCGCCGTTCTATACGCCGCATACCTTGCCGCCCGGAGAGGTAAGCGCTCCAGAGCTGCCACCGCACACTATGAGGTGCACCTGCTGGAGAACATTGTAAACCTGGTGTATATCCTGCAAACCAAGATATACAGGCCGGGCATTTTCCGTGTGTTCTATGTCTTTGAGCCCAAGAAAAGGCTGGTGCAAGCGCCCGCTTTCGTGGACAAGGTGGTGCAGCACGCCATAGTGGACAACCTCCTCTATGACCGCATCACCCACAGCTTTATCCTGGACAACTACGCCTCACAAAAGGGCAAGGGCCTCCACTTTGGCCTGGACCGTTTGCGAGGCTTTTTCATTGACTACTGGAACAAAAACCACACCGCTGAGGGCTGGGTGCTCAAGTGCGATGTCCGCCACTTCTTTGCCAGCATCGACCATGAACGGCTCAAGGAAAAGCTGAAAAAGCTGGACCTTGAGCCCATTGTCTATGACCTGCTCTGTGTGTACATCGACTGTGCGGAGGGCTTGCCCCTGGGGTATCAGACCTCCCAGCTTTTTGCGCTGCTGTACCTGGATGAGTTTGACCACTTCGTCAAAGAAGTCCTCCACATCCGCTACTATGGCCGGTACATGGATGACTTTTTCCTCATCCACCCAGACAAGGAGTATTTGCAGTTTTGCCTCCGGGAGATCAAGGCCTTTATGGCTGACCTGGGCCTGGAGCTCAATGAGAAAACGCAAATTTTCCCGCTGCAAAACGGCATTGACTTCCTGGGCTTTCACACCTATCTCACCGACAGCGGCAAGGTCATCCGCAAGCTGCGCCACAGCAGCATCAAGCGTATGCGTGCAAAGCTGCGCCGGTGGGAGAGGGACTACCCGCTGGGACTGGTGACCCGTGAGGAGATCATGCAGTCCTGGCAAGCGTGGGATGCCCACGCCGCTCATGGTAACACCTGGACCCTGCGCCAACAGGTGCGGGACCGTGTTCAAAACATTCTAAAGGAGGAAATCTAATGGCAACAACCACTTTGGGCAACAAAGCTGTTGGCAGCATCGTCAAGCTGAAAGAAAATGGCGTGCTGGTTGACTTCTATGTTGCCAAGCAGGACTACGAAAGCAGCCTCAATGGCTCCGGGCGGGTCCTGCTGGTCCGCAAGGACTGCTACGACACCCGGCAGTGGCACAGCTCTAATGTCAACGCCTATGCCAGCAGCACCATTGACACCTGGCTCAATGGCACCTACAAGGCCCTGTTTGACGCTGACATCCAGACGGCGATGTCCACCACCAAGTTTTACTACACCCCCGGCAACGGCAACACCACGGTCACCACGCTCCAGCGTGCGGTGTTCCTGCTGTCCATGACAGAGCTGGGGCAGTCTCACACCTATGCAAAGGTGGAGGGTACTTCCCTGGACAGCACCCTGGTGGCCACTCTCAAAATTGCCTATCTGAATGGCACCGCCACTGCTCAGTGGACCCGTTCCCCGAACACGAGCACTACCCACTACGCCTGGTACTTGAATGCTGGTGGCGGTTTCAGCAACAACTACTGCTCCAACACCTACGGGTCCCGCCCCGCTTTCACTCTCCCCTCCTCCCTCTCTGTCAGCGATGACGGCTCTGTGTCCGTCAACACAGCGCCCACCATCACCAGCGGCACCGCCAATGGCTCCAACCTGGGCACCAAGACTGCGGGCTTTAACTTCCAGTACACGGTCAACGATGTGGACGGCGATACCGTCACGGTCAAGGAGTATCTGGATGACACCCTCAAGCGGACCTACACGGCCACCCTGGGCTCCACTCAGACATTCCAGGCGGTCACCGCTGCCAACTTCCAGACCGTCCTCAACGGCTCCCACACCCTCAAGGTGGTGGCCAATGACGGCAAGGCCGACAGCGCCGCCTACACCGTGACCTTTACCAAAAAGGTCACCACGGCCACCATCACCCTGGCCTCTCCCCTGGAGGCGGATGACCAGATCAGCGTCATGGTGCTCAACATCGTGGGCTCCATTCCCACGGATGCCAACCTGGAGGTCCTGGTCACCAACAACGCCAATGACACCACCCCCGTGTGGGAGGATGCCACCGCCGATGTCCAGAACGGGGCCAACCATGTCTTTACCAACCAGACCGCCGCCAACGGCTTTGCTTTCAACTTCAAGCTCACCGTGAGCCGGGGTGACAGCGACACCGGCGGCTATATTTCCAACATTGGAGGTGCTTTTGAATAATGGGCGTTTACTACGAAAACAAGAGCCTCAAGGAGGCCCATGAGCGCAAGAAGTCCCTGGAGGAGCTGACCGCCGAAAACAAGGCCCTGAAAGAGCAGCTTGAGGCCACGGAGGCCAACCTGACTGACACCCAGGTGGCCCTCTGTGATGTCTATGAGCTGCTGGTGGGAGGTGAGGCATAATGGCCAAGGTCTATGCTGACCTCATCCGCAAGGGTGTGAAAACCCT